CGTTCCTCGATCGACTTTTTAAACGCCCCTCGGCGTATATTGTCAAAATCGCTGTCGATAACGTCAAACTTTGACAAATAAAACGCAACCTCCCGGGCGTCGTTGTCCATATCTTTTAACTCAAACGATCCTTTGGTTGAATATAAATTATTTTTCATTATTACAAATTTAATAGTAATTATTTAACCCCAAAAACTTTTTAATTTCCTCGGCCTCCATTTCAACGCCCAACTCCCGTAATTTAACCAACGTTTCGGCGTCCAATTTACGACGGTCGGCCTCGGCCTTTTCGTCAACTTGTAACATTGGTAAATGATCAAACGACGCCTCCAAATAATATTCGTTTTGTAACCCGAATTTTTCCAATATTGCGTCGTACATTTTTTGGGTCAATGGTTTTATTGTATCTTGTATTACCATACGGTAACTGTCCCGGACGTTGGTAAACGTTGCGCCCTTTTCACTTGAAAACAAATTTGAACTCAAACCAAACGCGTCGATTATGGCCAATTTGTCGGCTGTCATTTCCTCGAATAACATTAAATCCTTTGTTGGAAAACTCATTGGTTGCCAACTAACTTGGGCCTCGGTAATAATTATTTCGTCTTTGCTTTGTTGGTACCAACTTTTTTGTATGCGCTTTTTTTCCTCCGGGTCCATTGGTATTGCCCCCCCTAAATCGTTTTGTTGGGCGCTCAATATACCAATTGCGCCAATGTTTTCGAGTAATACGTTACGTTTGTTGTACGTGGCCCGTATATTGGACAAAGGAAATTTTAAACTGTCAATACGCGAAAACGGTTTAACAATATTCATACCGTCGGACGTTGTTAAATAAACGACGTCGTCAAACGTTAACGTTTCTTTTGTTTCGGCGTCGTCGGTAAAAACATAATCGGTTATTAACCCGGCCTCGTCCATTTGTTTTAACTTTTTACCGGATAAATTGATTGTCATTTTGTTGGCCGGTAATGGTACAAACAAATTACGTACGTTAAACGATCGTTTGGGCGCGTAAATAAACGTATTTGAATATAACGCGTCTTGCACCCCCAAAGTAAACATAACGTCGCCCCAACTTTGCGTCGGGTTTGGGTTGTTTATTAAATCGAGTAACCAATGGTTTGTAACTTGTTCGCCTTGTTTGTTGTATAACTTTGGCTCGTTTGCGCTTATCATTTCGGCCCTTTTGTTTATTACGGCCCTCAACTCGGGTATTTCAATAAACAAACGCCACGCCTCGGCCGTGTCAACCCAAACGGCTTGTTTTACCCCCCAAACTTGGTTTTGTACGGGTAAAAAACGCCTTGTTTCGTTAATGTATCTTTGCATTGGGTTTGACGATACCCCAAAAAAGGTTTCCCAAAGGTTTACATTCATAATATTTATTTTCAGTTATACAAATTTAAAGTAAATTTTTAAACATTGATTGGGTAAATATTGACAAACCGGCCAAACAGTCCGGCGCGTCGTCGTTTTTATTTTTCCCCTCCTTTGAATAAGTCAACAAATTATTGATAAATAACAAATATTCCGGGTTGTTTTCGTATTGTACAAAGGTAAATTTTTGCATAATAAAAACGCTTTGCATTATTACCCGGGTTTGTTTGTTCGTACTGTTATGGACTTGTAATATTTTGGTCGGTGTCAATTGCTGTAATTGTCGGGCAAACATTGCCCCCATACTGTTACTTTCAACCCGGCAATACGTAACGCCCCAACGGTTTAATTTCTCGGCGCAAACGCCCAACGTTACGTCGGTATTTTGTCGGGTAAATACATAATCGACAATGTAAAACGATCCCTCAACAATGGCAACAATTGCCATACTTAAATAATCGTTTCCGGCGTCGGCAACGTCAATATAACCCAAACAACCCTCGTAACCCAATGGGTTTATTTCGGTTTTTTTGCCCTCGATTAACTGTTTAAACTCGGTATTGTTAATAAATAATAAATTATTAAATAAAAGTCCTTTTACGTCAACCGGGTTTTGTTGGTACTCGGCCTCCCAAATTTCGGGCGCTGTCCTTTTTTGTTTGTCCAAATACTCGTCGGTTGTCATTACCATTTCACAAAACGACCGGCCGTTGGCGTCCAATGCCGGTACAACAATTGATCGATCGTAAAATTGGTTTTCCATTTGTTTACCAATTACGTCGTTTTTGGTCCAACGTGTCCCAATGTCAATACGGGCGCACCCCGTTTCCAACCGGCTGTCGTGTGTACTTTCTTTCCATTGGTGTACTCGATCGTTAACCGTTTCGCTCAATGCGTCCTCGATCCCTTTGTAAAGGTCGTCGGTAATGGCAACGTTTGACGCTCCAAAACCAATAATTGTACCCCCAACCCCGGCGCCGAAATAACCAACTTGGACCGACTGTTTAACATTCCAACCTTGTAAATTTGCTTTGTCGTCGCTTAATTGGACCGTTGGAAATACTGTTTTAAATTTATCGTTTTTGACAATGGCCCGGACGTCGTACGAAAATTTTAAATACAACGTTGCCGTACACGTGTTTCGCATTACCGAACGGTCGGGGTTACGTCCCAACGTCCACGCGCAAAATAACGACGTAATGTAACTTTTACCGGCCCTCGGGGGTAAACTAATTGACAACGTTTTTATTTCCCGGGTTTCAATTTGGTTAAATGCCTCGGCAATTTCTTTTAAAAAGGGTCGGGCCGTGAAAAACTCCGGGTCCATAAAACAACAAAACGCGTAAAAATGTCGTCGGGCCAACTCAACCCGTAACAATTCACGTAACGCCGTTTTTTGTTTTTCTTTATTCATTGAGTAACTCAATAATTTGATCGGTTGACAACCCCGAAAAATCCGGCCCCGGTTGGGTAACTTCAAACTCGGTTTTTTCAACGTAACCACGTTTTTTACCTTTTGTTTTTAAATAAAATATTATTGCCGTGGTGTCGCCCCCTCGAATTTTTGAATGTAACGCCGTTTCGGCAAAGTCCAACGCGTTTTCGGTTATGTCGTCAACGGCTTGTTTAAACGCCGGATCGTTTTTAACCCACTCGTAATACGTGGCCCGGTGTACGCCAACCAATTTAACGGCTGTCGATACAACGCCCAAACTTGCCTCCAATGCGTCAATTAACGCTTGTTTTTGTAACTCGGTCGCCTTTCGTTCCTTTTTTATTGTGTCGGTTTGTGTCGGGGCCAACTCGGTTTTTTGGGTTTTTTGGGTTTTGTTTTCCATTGGTCCGGGTTTAATGTATGTCGTACAAAATAAGGTCCTCGGGTTGTTTAAACCAACCGGTATTTCGTAATACAAATTCCTCGGCCTCGTATTGGTCCAAACCGTCGGCCTTTACTTGTTCAACCATTTTTTTTAAACTGAATATACGGCCCCCGTCAAATGTATTACCAACAACGCAATTTTCAAATACTGTAAACCGATCGTAACCGTTTTCGGTTTGGTCGCTTAAAAAATCCATTTTATCAATTCAATTAAACCGTAAATTGAGGAAACGGCAACAATTCGTAAAACTGTTTGTATTACGCCCTCGCTGTTTTCCAACCAATTTTTAAAATTGCGCCCGTGTAAATGGGGCAACAATATTAAAATAATACGATCGACGGTAAAAACAAAAAACATTAAGGGTAAAACCGTTAATGTAATTAATATTTGTTTCAATACGTTTATTGCCTTTTGTTGTTTTTCTTTTTTATTCATTTTGTCAAATTTAAAAAGGGGACCGGGGGTTATTCACTATGGAAATTTTAAAGGGTGTGAAACAATTAAAAAATTAACGCTCCCGGTCCCGTTTAATACAAAGTTATGATTTTTTAATTAAATGGTTTTCCGGTGTCAATCATTGCGTTTATTCGCTCCCGTTCCAACCATTGTAAAAACTTAAATAACTGTTTAATTTGTTTCATTGTCCAAATGTTTTTCAACGTCCCAAAGTGTACCGTATTTAACGCCGGTTGCCAAAACGCAAATTTTTTGTTGCATTAATACGGCCGTTGGGTAAACTTTGTGGCGCCAATAAATCGACGGTTTCGTTTCTAAAATTTCGTACAACTCGGCAATTGTCGTTATTTGTTTTTTAAAAACAAAATTTTTACTACATTTCGCGCCCGGGGTGTATTGCTGTTTTTCCATTATTAAAATATTTTTACGCTTGTTGGGTTAATGTCTTTTGTCCGGTAAACCTTAACTCCAAACATTTTGGGTTTGTAAATGCGTTTCGGTTTTACAAATACGTTGTCAAAATACGTACGTATTAAAAATTTGACGGCGTCCGGGTGCATTAAAATAAAATCCGGGTCCTTTCGGTTATACATTGCGTATTTGTTTAACGCATTTTGTATTTGGAAAATCATTTCGTCGGCTGTAAACCCGTGAAAATCGTTTATTGGTAAAATGTAAACGGCGTTAATTGATCCGTTGACGTTGCAATTGTTACAATTGTCCATACTGTTTATTTTAAATTAAAATGTATTGCCGGAAATTTTAAACGGGTCATTATTTCGTTTGCCGTTTCCTCGGCGTTTGTTAAAATTGTTTCCTCGTAATGGGTCCGAAAATCGTTTATTGTAAACGTTGTTTCCTCCCCTTTGTCCAATTCCCAAAACAATAAATGTAAATGCGTTGTTTCGTGTAATATTAACGTTGCCGTTTC